GACTCGCGCGGATTTTTCTTTCATGGACGTGATTTTCGACCTCTTCGGCGACCCCATCTCGCCCCGGCATGGCCGGCGCGGGCGGCCTCCGCACATCCCGACTCAGGAAAATCGCAACAAGGTCAACCTGTTGCTGGCGCTCGGCTGGAGCAACGAGCGGATCGCAAACGGCATCAACGTCGATCTGAAGACGCTGAAGAAGCATTATTTCCCAGAGCTCAAGGTTCGGGAGGCTTCGCGCGATCGGCTCGACGCCAAGGTCATGATGACGCTCTGGGCACAGTTCCAGTCCGGCAATACCGGCGCCGGCAAGACGTTCGTCGCCATGCTCGAAAAGAACGACATCGTGGTCGGGCATTCGTCGTTCTATGCTGGGCAGCGTGCGGGCGAGCCCGAGACCAAGCCCGACCGGCTTGGCAAGAAGGAACTCGCCGCGCAGGCCGCAGAGACCGCCGGCGAGGGGTCCGATTGGGGCGACGATCTGAAGCCGCCGCCGATGAACTGATCGTGCCTGGTGATGCTCGCGCCATCGTGGAACACGGCCTGCCCGGACTGGCAGGAGCGAATCCTTTCGCAGCGGTCTTTGGTCCCCGATCTGCCGTTGTTCGATGCCGAAGCAGACCGCGCGCTGCGGGTGTTCCGGCGGCTGCGAATGCCCGATGTCACCGGCACGCCGACCAACGGCGAAGCCTGCGGCGAGTGGGTGTTCGATCTGGTGCGGGCGATCTTCGGCGCCTACGACCCCGTCGCCCGCCGGCGGATGATCCGCGAATTCTTTGTCTTGATCCCGAAGAAGAACGGCAAGTCGAGCCTCGCCGCGGCGATCATGGTGACGGCGGCGATCGTCAACCGCCGGCCGGCCGCGGAACTGCTTCTGATCGCGCCGACGAAGAAGATCGCCGACATCGCGTATAAGCAGGCCGCCGGCATCATCAAGCTCGACCCCGAGCTCACCAAGATATTCCACACCAAGGCGCATGAGCGAACGATCGTCCATCGGCTCACCGACGCGATGTTGCAGATCAAGGCCGCCGACGCCGACGTGATCACCGGGTCGAAGGCGACCTACATCCTGGTCGACGAGACCCACGAGTTTTCGAAGAAGGCCAATGCCGCCGGCGTGTTCGTTGAAATTCGCGGCGGCCTGGCGTCCCGCCCCGACGGCTTCATGCTTCAAATCACGACGCAGTCGAAGGAACCGCCGGCTGGTGTTTTCAAAAAGGAGTTGAACGAAGCCCGCTCGGTGCGGGACGGACTGATGGTTCTGCCGCTGTTGCCGGTGATGTACGAATTGCCGCTGGCTAGCGCGATCGACGGGGGCTGGAAGGACCGGGCCACCTGGCCGCTGGTCAATCCAAACCTCAACCGCTCGGTCGACGAAGCCTTCCTCGCGGACGAGCTGACGAAGGCCGAGCGCGATGGCGCGGGGTCGCTCGCGCTGATCGCGTCCCAGCACTTCAATGTCGAGGTCGGGCTCGCCCATCAGAACGACCGCTGGCGCGGCGCCGACTACTGGCAGGCCGCCGCCGACAAGACGCTGACGCTTGAGTCCTTACTGGAACGATCCGAGGTAGTGACGTTCGGTGGCGACGGCGGAGGGCTCGACGATCTGCTCGGCGCCTGCGTGATCGGCCGCGAAAAGATCACCCGGCACTGGCTTGTCTGGAATCACGCATGGGCGCACCGCAAGGTGATGGAACTGCGCAAGGACATCGCGCCGCGGCTGCTCGACTTCGAGAAGGAAGGCTCGCTGACGTTCTGCAATCTGCCGGAGGATGTCGCGGCGCTTGCTGGGGTTTTCAGCAAGGTTCTGGCGAGCGGCAAGCTGCCTGAGAAGGATGCCGTCGCGCTCGACCCAAACAACGTGGCGGCAATTTTCGAAGCGCTGGCCACAGCGAAGATGGCGGACCCGATGCTGCGGCGGTTGCTGACCCAGGGTCCGGCGCTGTCGCCGGCCTGGTGGGGCATCGAACGAAAGCTCGCCGACGGCACGCTGTTTCACTCCGGACTTGACCTGATGGCATGGTCGGTTGGCAATGCCAAGGTCGAGGCTCGCGGCAACGGCATCATGATCACCAAGCAGCAGTCAGGACGCGCGAAGATCGACCCGCTGATTGCGACGGGCTGCGCCGCGATCCTGATGAGCTGGAATCCAGTCGCGCGCAATCCGACCTATCAAATCATCATCGTCTGAGTTTCCCCAATTCCTCGCAGCCACGAGGATCAAGCGCGGTGAAGAATCCAGGGCTCCATCGGCCCCGGTGAATGCTTCATCGCATTCCCCTGTGTTCGCGCCGGGCGTGGCTGGCTGGGCGCCGATGGAGATGATGAAGTGAAAAAAGGTAGCGGATCAAAAAAGCGATACACCAAGATCAATCGTTGCAAGGACGCGGTTCCTCTGTGTGTCCGGATGCCGCCGTTGCTACATCAAAGGATTGTCGATTTTGCTTGGAGCAAAGGTGAATCGCTAAATCAGACGATAGTGAATTTGCTCGATTCATTGACGCCAGCGGGCGCCGCGCCGAAACCTGGGCGAGCTCGTGTGATCCTCAATGATGACGTCGTCCGGCGACTCGAAACAGTTGAGCGTTTTCTAAAAACTCTCCCGCAGCCACGGGACTGAAGCGCGAGACCTGACCATGAGGTCTCGAAATGATCCATCGCGCCTATTCGATTCTCGATATCAAGGCCGTCCGGGACGACGACCGGGTTATCGAGGGTATTGCATCGACTCCGACACCGGATCGGGTGGGGGACGTCGTAGAGCCGATGGGAGTCAAGTTCAAGTTGCCGATGCCGTTGCTGTGGCAACACGACTCGCGCTCGCCGGTCGGTAACGTCACCTTCGCCAAGGCGACGAAGGACGGCATTCCGTTCCGCGCCACGATCGCCAAGACCGACGAGCCGGGCAGGCTGAAGGACCGCCTCGACGAAGCATGGCAGTCGCTCAAGCTCAAGCTGGTGCGTGCGGTGTCGATCGGGTTTTCGATCAACGCCTATGAGATTCTCAAGGAAGGCGGCTGGCGCATCACCGATTGGGAGTGGCTGGAGCTGTCGCTCGTCACCATCCCGGCGAATGCCGAAGCCACCATCACATCCATCCGTTCCATCGACCGTGCCCTGCTCGCCGCGTCCGGCAAAGCGCAGCGCACGTCGAACACCCCGCCCGGCGCTTCGGGAAATCGCTCATCCCGAACCGAAGGAAACGGGATCATGAATCCGTATGCAGAGAAGATCGCGGCGCTCGAAAAGGAGCTTGCTCCCAAGCGCGACCGCATGGAAGCCATCCTCAAGGCCGCCGCCGACGACGGCGACCGCAAGCTCGACTCGTCCGAAGCCGAGGAATTCGACACGCTCGAATCCGAAGTGGCCGAGGGCGAGACCACGCTGCGCCGCTACAAGGCGCTCGACCGTTCGGCGAAGACCGCGAAGGCGGTCGGCGAGGTCGACACGGTCGACAAGGCCGCGGCGGCCCGCAGCGACCGGCTGCCGGCCGAAGCCAAGAAGAAGGATGAGCCCGGCATCGGCTTCGCCCGCATGGCGATGTGCCTTGCGGCGGCCAAGGGCGACCCCTTCCGTGCGATCGAGGTCGCGAAGTCGCAGTATCCCGGCCTGACCGCGCTGCAAACCGTGCTCAAGTCGGCGGTCTCCGGACACACCACCTCGGCGACCGATCTCGGCTCGGCGTTCATCGATCCGCTGAACTACGTCGGAGACTTCGTCGAGGTTCTGCGGCCCCGCACCATCGTCGGTCGCTTCGGCGCCAACGGCATCCCGTCGCTGCGCCGCGTGCCGTTCAACATCAAGGTTCCGGTGCACACCGGACGCGGCGAGGGCTACTGGACCGGCGAATCGCGCGGCAAGGGGGTGACCAACTTCACCACCACGTCGCTCACGCTGCGCTGGACCAAGGTCGCCAACATCGCGGTGGTGTCGAAGGACATGATCCGTTTCGCCAAGCCGTCGGCGGAAATGTTCGTACGCGACGCGCTGCTGGAGGCGTTGCAGTATCGGCTTGACGCCGACTTCGCCGACCCGGACATCACCGCGATCGAGGACGTCCGGCCGGCCGCGATCACCAACGGCGCCACCACGTACGTCGCGAGTGGCATCGATGCCGATGCCGTGCGCTTCGATCTCGGCAAGCTGTTTGCCGCGTTCACGACGGCAAACATCGGCACGTCCGACAACGTGCTGCTGATGCGCGAGGCGCAGGCCAACAAACTGTTGCTGATGCGCAATGCTCTCGGGCAGCGGGAATTCCCCGACATCACGCGCAACGGCGGGTTCCTGGAAGGCGTGCCGGTGATCGTGTCGCAGCATGTGCCGTCCGGCTTGGTGGTGCTGGTCGCCGCCGGCGAAATCTATCTCGCCGACGACGGACAGGCCACGGTCGACTTCTCGACCGAAGCCTCGCTGGAGATGGACACCGCGCCGACCAACACGCCGGCGAGCATCACGGCATCGCCGCCGACGCCGGCGGGCGCGTCGCTGGTCTCGATGTTCCAGACCAACAACGTCGCGTTCCTGGCCGAGCGGATGATCCACTGGCGCCGCCGTCACGACGCCGGCGTGGCCTATCTGACCGCGGTCGGCTGGGGCGGCAATTCGGTGTCGCCGATCGTTCCGAACTGATCGCGATTCACATCGCGAGTCCAACAAGGAAGCGCCCGGAGCAATCCGGGCGTTTTCGTTTTTGTAGAGGTAAGGAGACTCCACATGCGAACCAAGATTTCGATGATCGCGAAGGGCAAGCGATACGGCACCCGCCACATGACCGCCGGCGAGCCTTTGTCGGTGCGCCCGGCGGAAGGTCGATTGCTCAAGGCGCTGGGCGTTGCGACGGATGCCCCGGCAGCCGCGCTGCCGCCCCGCGTGACGGCAAGGAAGTCCGCGCCGTCGCCCCGTGCACCGGCGCCCGCTGCCGCGCCGTTGATGCAACCGCTCGGCCGCGACGAGGCGCCCGGCGCGTCAGTGCCGGCCGAAGCCCGCGGCGACGATGTGGCGGCGCTGCGCGACCAGTATGAAAGGTCGACCGGCAAGCGTGCCGACATGCGATGGGGCGCCGATCGCTTGCGCGAAGCAATTTCCGCCGGCGCGGCCGGAAATGAACAGGGCGATCCCGAATGACCGTGCTGGGTCGCATCGGCAAGGTGGCCGTCGGACTCGCCCGAGTCCTTCGCGGCGGCGCGTCGAAGGCGCTCGCGCCGGTCGACGGCAGCCGCGGCTGGTGGCCGCTGATTCGCGAGTTCACCGCCGGCGCCTGGCAGAGCAACCTCACCGTCACGCTGGAGGATTCGCTCGGCTATTGGGTGCAGTTCCGCTGTATCTCGATGATCTCTTCCGACGTCGCAAAATGCCGGATCAAACTGGTCGAGCAGGACGGCGATGCAATCTGGAATGAGACCGACAGCGCCGCGTTCTCGCCGGTGCTGCGCAAGCCAAACCATTATCAGAACAGAATCCAGTTCGTCGAAAGCTGGATGCAGTCGAAGCTGTCGCGCGGCAATGCGGTCGTGCTGAAGGTTCGCGATGCGCGCGGCGTCGTGATCGCGCTTTACGTGCTCGATTGGGCGCTGGTGCGACCGATGGTGGCCGACGACGGTTCGGTGTTCTACGAATTGCGCAAGGACAAGCTGTCGGGGCTCGACGGCGAGGCGTTGATGGTGCCGGCGTCGGAGATCATCCACGACCGCTGGAACACGCTGTATCACCCGCTGGTCGGGCTGTCGCCTGTCTATGCGAATGGCGTCGTGGCGCTGATGGGCACGCGCATGCTCAACAACAGCGCGCGGTTCTTCGCCAACGGTGCGCGGCCGAGCGGCGTGCTGGTTGCGCCAGGCGCCATATCCGAGACGACAGCGCAGTCGCTCAAGGAATATTGGAACGAGAACTTCACCGGCGAGAAGGCCGGCAAGGTCGCGGTTCTGGGCGACGGCCTGAAATACGAACAGATGACGATGAGCGCGGTCGATGCGCAGCTCATCGAGCAGCTCAAGTGGGGCGACGCGACGATCGCGGGCAGCTACGGCGTTCCTGCGTACATGGTCAACGCCGGAACGCCGCCGGCTTACAACAACGTCGAGGCGCTGGCGCAGCAGTATTATTCGCAATGCCTACAAATTCATATCGAGTCGATCGAACTGTGCCTCGACGAAGGACTCGGGCTCACCGCGGTGCAGGGAAAGACCTACGGCACGGAGTTCGATCTCGACGATCTGCTGAGGATGGACAGCGCGACACAGATCAAGACGCTCACGGAGGGACTCAAGGGCCTCTATGCCAGCAACGAGGCGCGCAAGAAAATGAATCTACCGCCGAAGCGCGGTGGCGACGCGGTGCTGTCGCAGCAGCAGAATTTCAGCCTTGAGGCGCTGGCCAAGCGCGACGCCAAGGACGACCCGTTCAAGTCGGCGGCGCCGCCGCGGAAGCCGGCAAACGGCGGCGGTTCCGGCGACGAGGAAGCCGAGCAAGAAGAGCAAGAAGAATTGACCGAGTCCGAGTCCGCGCTCGCCGCATGGGAATTGAAATCTCGACTCGCCCGGCTCGACCGTATCGCCGCCTGAATTCCATCCGTTCAAGGATTGGATATGAACCATCGCCAGATCACGGCGCTGATGGCGGCTATTGCGCCTGTCATTCGCGATTACGTCGCCACGTCGCTGGTCTCGATCGCCGATCGGGTCAAGGCGATCGAGACGCGCGCGCCGATTAACGGCAAGGACGGCGCGGCTGGTGTCGACGGCCTCGACGGCAAGGACGGCGCTCCGGGCGAGCGCGGCGAGAAGGGCGTTGACGGCCGCGACGGCAAGGACGGCGCTCCGGGCGAGCGCGGCGAGAAGGGCGTTGACGGCCGCGACGGCGTCGACGGCAAGGACGGCGCTCCGGGCGAGCGCGGCGAGAAGGGCGTTGACGGCCGCGACGGCGTCGACGGCAAGGACGGCGCTCCGGGCGAGCGCGGCGAGAAGGGCGTTGACGGCCGCGACGGCGTCGACGGCAAGGACGGCGCTCCGGGC